CTCATATGGATCTTCGTTGGTCGAATGTAAAACAGTTGTGTTGGTTGCTATCGCAACAATTAAACAACAAAGGAACTGCTTATTTTGACGACGGGAAACTTAAGTTTGAGATGCGTGGTACACGCGCTTCGGGGGATTTAAATACCTCGTTGGGCAATTGTATCATTATGTGTTCAATGGGATATGAGTGGTCGGTCCGGACAGGAGTACGCATCGGGTTGATCAATAACGGAGACGATTGTGTCTTCATCATGGAACGGAGGGAGGAGGCGAAGTGGAGAGCAGGATTGAATGAATATTATCGATTGAAAGGGTTTCGGATGGTGCTTGAAGAAACGGTCGATGATTTTGAAGCAATTGAATTCTGCCAATGCAAACCATGTTGGACAGCATTAGGCTACATCATGGTGCGTAATCCACAGACTGTCATCACTAAAGGTACGATGTGTTTGTTGCCAATTAGCAACATTAAACACTTACGTAAGTGGATGATGGCTGTTGGAATTTGTGAGGGTTCACTGTCAAATGGTGTGCCTGTAATATCCGCTTTTGCTAGAGCGATGAGGAGGAATGGTGTGCGTGTGTCGGAACGTTATGTGCGTAATGCATATGCGGGTACAGCGCGCATCAGGACAACCGACTTACTAGTCGTTGATCAGTCCATACTCCCAGAGTCGCGTCTCTCATTCTGGAGGTCGTGGGGTATTTTACCCGCCGAGCAGTTAGCTCTCGAATCACACTATGACAATTGGTGTCTCGATAGTAGCTTTCAATGCTGGGTAGCCGATGAGGCTTTCGACAAGGAACCAGAACCCATAGCACCAATCACACATCTGTTGTGTCCGGAGATTTAGTAACACAAAATTCACATAATGGCTAAATCGAAGAAAACGAAAGTTATGGTCAACACCAGACCAAAGACTGCACGACGGCGCACGAAGGCGCGAGAGGTGGAAGTTGGCTTGTTAGGTCAAGCGTTGAGATCACTGGGTGGTCTTGGAGGTTCTGCATTGGGAAACATTGTGGGACAGGCTGATGTGGGGAAGAGTGTCGGGTCGTCGTTAGGAGCGACCATTTCACGTTGGTTAGGGGCAGGTGACTATGCAGTTAGCACCAACTCCATTACCAGTCGTGTTGCTAATGGTAGTGCTGCGATACCAATGATGCACTCGACATCCAATTCTGTTGTGATACGTCACAAGGAATTCCTCACTGAGGTGAAAGGGAAGACGGGGTTTAGTGTGCAAGGCACATATGTTTTGAACCCTGGACAGGAGGTGACGTTTCCGTGGTTGGCAGATATTGCATCGCGTTTTTCTGAATATAAAATTCGGGGTCTCGTGTTTCATTATGTGCCAACCTCGGGCAGTGCTGTCAGTAGCTCTAACCCGGCTATCGGCACTGTTATGTTGCAGACGACGTATCGGTCGAGCGAAAGTGCGCCCACGTCGAAATTAGAGATGCTGAATGAGTTCTTCGCGAGCGAATCAGCACCGAATGAGGCGTTCTGTCATCCGATAGAATGTAACCCCAAATCTAATCCATTTGCAACACAGTATATACGCACCGGGTCTGTGCCTGTGGGAGACTCGCCATTGATGTATGATCTTGGCAAAACTTTTATTGCCGTGTCGGGTATGCCGGCAGACAATAATGTAGTGGGTGATCTTTGGGTCACCTACGAG